CCGCTAAGGCCGCCAACCGTGCCTAAACAAACGAAAAAGGGGGCGGGGCTCCCCCGCCGGGGCGGGTATTCCCCCCTTTAGAGCCGATAACCATAACGAAGATAAGGAGCTGAACAATGGCACAGAAAGCCAAAGCAAAGAAGACTTTTACCCGTAAATCGCAGAAGCGCTACGAGATGGTGACTTTCATGACCCCGATTTACGAAGAGGAATTTACTTTCCCCGCCGTGAAACACATGAGCCAGAAACTAGCACTGTCGCTAGATTCAGGTAAGTTCACTAAGTTCTACGAATGGCTTCGTAACGCGGGGGTGTCTGAGGAAGAGATTGACGCGTTCGCCTCTTTGGATGGTGAGGAAACTCGTGAATTTATTGACGCTTGGAGCGACGGACAGGTGGCGACCCTCCCAAAATCATAGCCACGGTTGAGCTGTATAACTCGCACCCTGAGGCGGTTATAGCAGAGCTTGCCCCGGCGGGTATCCAGTGGCATAACATCGGTGAGACGCACACGTGGGATGAAGTTATTTCGGTTCTCACGTGTGCGCCGCCTTGGGGGCCTATCCAGCGGGCTATGAACCCTAAGACCTGGATTTGGGGTGTCCCCGGATATGACGAATTGGTTACTATCGTTGAGCTTTTAGCCACAGGCAATGTACAGCGTGGCAACGCATCGGGTGCTAAGCGCTCTGATTTCCCGCAACGGATACGCCGCCCATATGATGAACGGGATGTTGTGGAAAAGAAGACCGTGGGTAAAGCGGAAGATGCACGTGTTGCGGCGGCTATTGTCAATGAGCATACCGGCGTTGATTTCGCGTCTGTTTTGACTCGATAACTTGAGAGAGGGTGTATTGTGGGTGCTACCGTTGAACTAGCTACCGCCTATATCACGCTTGCGGCGGAAACGCGCGGGCTATCGAAACAGATAGCCTCTGAATTGCGGGCTAGTGAACGGTACGCATCTACCACAGGCCGTAATATCGGTGATAGTATCCGACAGGGTATTGCGTCTCGCAAACCTGAAGCGGATATTACCGGGCTTCATGAAAAGGTAGAGTCTTCTCAAAAGAAGCTCGCAGCAGCAACAGATAAGGCTTCGCGCGACCGCGCAGCCGCCGCCCGGCGCGTTGAGATAGCAGAGGCTCGACTCTTTGAGGTCAAGCAGAAAGATAACGCTACTGAGTCTCAGGTACTCGCAGCGCAAGACCGGCTAACCACGGCGCGCGCTCGGTATACTGAGGTTTCACGGCGCGGGGTCTCGCAGATTATCGCTCATAACGAAGCGCTCAAATCTGCACAGGCGAACCTCAACGCGGCAACGCAGAGCGCTAATAGCGCCCTGTTCGCCCCGGCGAATAACGCTGTCTCAACCGTTCGCCGTATGGTTGCGGAGACTGGCAACGCGGGCGGCGTGTTCTCACGTTTCGGCAACCTAGCCCGTAGTGCTTATGACGGCGTGGCTAGCGGTGCGACTCGAACAGCTAACGTTACTCGCAGCGCATTTAGTGGTGTGGGTGATGTTGCGTCGAACCTGTTCCGTGGACGGTTTTCAGAGGCGTTTAGCACGGTAGCAACCGGCGCGCGAAACACCGCGTCTAACATGGCGGGGTCCTTCAGTTCTGGAGCTTCTCGCATCTGGCATTCTCTCACCGGCGCGTTTCGTGGTACATCTGAAGCAGCGGGGGCAGAGGGTGCAGCGGCATCTAGCCGATTCTCAGGTGGATTCCGTGGGATTCGAGAGCGTATTTCTAGCCATCTGCAAGGGTCTTTCTCTAGCGCTACTGGAAGCGCAGAGGAAGGCGGTCGCCGGGCGGGTACCGGATTCGGTAACGCTTTCAAATCGGCAGTTACCGGTATTCTCGCTTATGTAGGTATCCAGCAGATTACCGCTCTTACCTCGAATTTCATTAAAGAGGCGGGCGACCTCGAACAGTCGCTTGGCGCTGTTGATGCGGTCTTCAAGGATTCCGCCGGGCAGATGCACGAATGGGCTAAGACCGCTGCAACCTCTGTGGGTATATCCCGCAATGAGTATAATCAGTTTGCCTCCGTGCTCGGTTCTATGCTCAAAAACGCCGGTACGCCTATGGAGCAGCTAGGCGACAAGACGAATAAACTTATTAGTCTTGGTGCTGATTTAGCCTCTATGTATGGTGGCACGACGGCGGAAGCGATTGAAGCTATCAGTGCTGCGCTTCGCGGTGAGATGGACCCTATCGAACGATACGGTATTTCGCTCAATGACGCTATGCTTACTCAAGAAGGATTGCGTCTCGGTATCCAGAAAACCGGCGGGTCTTTCGACACTCAGCAGAAACAGCTTATTGTTCAGTCTCTGTTGTTCAAACAGTCAGCAGACGCGCAGGGCAACTTTTATAGGGAAACTGACACTTATCAGCATAAGACACAGGTTCTTGCGGCGAAATGGGCAGACCTTTCAGCTTCTATTGGTGAACGGTTCCTACCCTCGGCGGGTGCAGCGGCGGAATGGGTAACCAATTCCGGGCTACCTGCGTTCGAGCAGTTGGCAAATGGTCTCGCTAACGTTTCTCAATTCCTCGGTAGCACGATTCAGTATTGGGGGCCATTCGTAGCTGGTATGGCCGCTGTGCTTGTACCCGCCGGGTTGGTAGCAGCCGCGATATGGGCAGGGACGACGGCGGTAAGTGCATTAGCCGCTGCTTTCACCGCGTTAGGTGTTGCGGAGGGCGTAGCCCTATGGCCTATCTACGCTATCGTTGCAGGTCTAGCCGTTCTTGTAGGCGGTTTGGTTGCCGCGTACACTAATATTGGTTGGTTCCGTGACTTAGTAAACGGAGCGTTCCAAGGTATTCAGTTTGTCGCCGGTATCGTCTGGCAAGCTGTTCTAGATGCAGTAAACGCCTTCGTTACTTGGTGGCAAGCCTACGCTCAACCCATCATAGACCAGGGTATTCAAGCTATACAGTTTGGCATGATGTGGCTGTGGCAAAACGTAATGATTCCTGCATGGCAGGGTATCCAGACGGTCATTCAGTGGGCGTGGGAGAATATTATTCAGCCCATCTTCACGGCCATAAATGATGTGGTTACGCATCTGCTCGCACCGGTCTTTGTGTGGCTGTGGCAGACGATTATCACGCCGGTCTGGCAGGGTATCGTGAACGTCGTTACCTGGGCATGGACTACTATTCTGCAACCCATGTTCCAGGGCATTTGGGCATTCATTACGGATATTCTCGCACCCGTCTTTGTGTGGCTGTGGCAGAATATTATAACCCCGGCGTGGCAAGGCATTAGCGCGGTTATCGGCTTCGTTTGGAATAACGTCGTCAAACCGATATTCGACGCTATCGTTTGGGTGCTGCAAAACATTGTAGGCCCCGTGTTTACATGGCTCTGGAATGAGATTGTCACCCCGGCGTTCAATGGCATTCGCATCATCATTGAAATTGTCTGGAACGTCATTCGCGTTATTTTCGACGCTATCTATCACGTCTTGAAAGATGTGCTTGGACCAGCGTTTTCCTGGTTGTGGGAGAACATCGTCAAACCAGTATTCAACTGGATAGGCGACCACATCGGCAAGACAATGGGGTGGATAAAGGATAACGTTCTAGACCCACTCGGTCATTGGTTGCAGAATGATTTCGCTAATGCTTGGAGCAAGACTGTTGAGATAATCGGTCAAGCGTGGGATACACTCAAGAAGGTTGTGGGTACACCCGTCAAGTGGGTTGTCGATACTGTTATCAACGGCGCGTTGATTGACGGGTACAACAGCCTAAACGACGTATGGTCGGGTGCGGATATTCCCCGTATCGACACGGGCGGCATTCCGTCGTTCGACGTTGGCGGTTACACCGGCCCCGGCGGGAAATACACCCCGGCGGGTATCGTCCACGCGGACGAGTTTGTTATCCGTAAAGAGTCACGCGCTCGGTTTGAGCGTGAGAACCCCGGCGTGTTGGATTACCTCAACAAGCACGGTAGGATTCCGGGATTTGCTAACGGCGGGCGCGTACCGGGCTTTGCAGACGGTGGATGGGTACCATCTGATAAGGTCAAGGACGCTATCAAGAGGCAAAATAGTTCTCTTGATGCGCGCGCCGGTAAGGCTGTGGATGATGCTGTGGATTGGGGATTTGACCGCGTCAAAGACGCGATTCTTATTCCTGTTGATACGGCGGCTAATCTCGCTAAAGAGAAGTTCGTGGGTAATGAATTTGTTGTTGGCGCGGTTGGTTTAGCTCAAAAGTCAGCACACGATATAGCGGATTTTGCGAAAGAGAAGATAAAGTCTTTCGTGCCTAAGTTCAACCCCGGTGCGGGTGTTGAGCAATGGCGGCCAACGGTTGAGCAAGCTCTACACATTGCAGGTCTTCCAGTCACGCCAGATTACATAAATGCTTGGTTGTCTCAGATTCAGTCTGAGTCCGGTGGCGACCCCGGCGTGACTCAGAACGGCTACGTGGATATCAACACGATTACGGGCGACCTCGCACAGGGTCTTGTTCAGGTTATCGGCTCTACGTTCGCGGCTTACCGCGACCCGTCGTTGCCGAATGACCGCCGCCACCCGCTCGCTAACCTCGTTGCAGGTATGCGCTATGCTACCGCGCGTTACGGTTTTGGCGGGCAGCTCGGCGTTATCGGACATGGGCATGGCTACGCAGACGGCGGTAGGGTTACCCCGGCGCTCTATGATAAGGGCGGGGTCATCCGGCGCGGTGTGCAGGTCATAGACCACCAACGCAAAGACCCCGATTATGTTCTCACCTCTCAACAGTGGGAGAACATGTACAAAATCGCTGAAAACTCAAGTAAACAGGTAAACAGCGGCATCACCATTGGCACCGTTCAAGGCTATACGGCTGAAGAGGTAGCCCGTGAGATTGAGCGCCGCCGTAGGCAAGAAGAGGCACTAGTTTATGGCTAATAAAGCGCCTGTGGTTCGATTGATTGACCCTACAGGGGTTGAGGAACCGGTTTACTTGCTCTCTACAGGCCATAGCGCTTTCACCCTTCTTGAAGGGGTGGAAGGCTTCGGCCTACCTGAGTTTGAGTACAAACTAGTGGATAGCCCTAATGGGGTTGGCTCGGTTATGCAGGGGCAGCGCGTGAAAGAGCGCGAAATTTATCTGCCCCTGCATATCCAGGGTGATAACCAAGAAGAAGTTATGCGGCGCTGGGGTAGGTTGCAGCGTATTACCAACCCCGGCGCGGGCGGCTGTATTTTGGAAATTACACCTGAGAACCGCGCACCGCGTACTATCCCTGTCCTTTATAAAGAGGGTCTACAGGGCAACTTTGGGTCTACATACCGCAAATTTTGGTACACAATGGGGTTGAAGCTCTTAGCGCTAAACCCGTATTGGTCTGGTAAAACTCAGACGATTGTGTGGCAGACGCAGACTAACTCGAAGCCGTTTATTAGTGGCGGCGCTCAGGTGAAGACGCATAAGTTCTTTCCGGTTATCTTGGATGCTTCCGCCGTGGCAACAGGTAAGCGCATTCAAATCAATTCTGACCGCCAGGTTTACCCTATATGGTCTATGACCGGGCCTATTACGGATTTGAAGATTCAGGACGCATCGGGTAGGCAGTTAGGGTTTTCGGGGCAAATCGCGCCGGGAGACACTTTGACTATCGACACTAGCACTTATGTCTTGTCGTATGTTCGCGGCGGTGCTATCCAAGCGGCAGATGATTCGCTTTATTCCCGGCTCGGCGATAATTCGGAGATGTTCACGTTGCCCCCCGGCGAGTCTGCGATTCGTGTCACCGGCGCGGGCATGACCGCTCAGTCACGTATTGAGTTATCGTACACGCCGTTGTACTTATCAGGTTATGAAGGGGCGTAATGCTTACTACCAACTTACGCGACCCCAACAAGAATGTGTCTCGGTTGATTCGGTTCACCAAGTTATCAGCTGTGTTTCGTCTCAACACACCCACTACGTTCACTGGTACTCTTGACTCGTCGTCTACACCGTTTTTTGACCGTATAGCGCCCGGCTGGGGCGTTATAGCTCGTGATGATGGTGTTCAGTTTGGCGGCGACATTACGAAGATTCACCGTAGGAACGATAAGGGCATTCCCACCTGGGAGCTATCAGGTGTGGGCGATTTGCAGGTTCTCGCAGACCGGCTAACTTACCCAAACCCAAATAAGCGTGAAAATGAGCAGGACGTTTCCCATTACCGCGATAAAGGTCAAGCCGGGCTAGTTCTCTACAAGCTGATAGAGCTAAACGCTGGTTCACAGGCGCTACCTGAACGACGCGCGCTTGGCATGGATACGAAGTTTATTAACGCCGGTAGCGAAGTCTCGGTTGAGACGCGGCTAAAGTCTTTACTTGAGACGTGCCAGACTCTCGCGGCGGCGGGCAATATGGTTATCGAAGCTTACCCGCAACCGAAAGGCTATCTCGTTGTCGTTCGCCCGCCTACCGTTCGCGCCAAGTCCGTTGTGTTCACTCCGCAAGGCGGCGAAGTTCTCGGATGGGAGCTAACTAACAGCGCACCTACGGCTACTACCGTCGTTGTTGGCGGGCAGGGCGAAGGCGCGTCCCGAACCCTTGAGACGCGAACACGTCCTAACGTTTGGGGTAGGCGTATTGAGGTCTTCAAAGACCGGCGAGATACGGATGAAGCAGCAGACTTAGAGAAAGCCGCGAACGAAGAGCTAGACAAGGGCGAAGCTGAGCAGACGATAAAGCTAGAGTTTCGAGAAACTGAACGCCTCAAATTCGGCGTGAATTTCCAAATCGGGGATACTGTTACCGCCGTGTTAACGCCCGGTCTGCAAGCCACCCTACCTGTCACACAAGCAAAGGTTGAATGGGATGGGTATCAAAACCGTTCGGTATCGCTAACTCTCGGTTCCGTAGACGATAACTTGCGTGATGTGCGAATGCGCAAGCTCTTTAACGACATTTCGCACATCTCAACGATTTAGGAGACAAGGCTATGGCAGGTGAAGCACAGGTTAGCTTTCCTAAGGTGAACGCGCCTTTGACCGCTGAGGAATGGGCATCTGTAACGCTCGGTATCGGTAACGGTACGCTGGATGAAGGTACGGGTAACTACCGAATTACCTTTGACGATGCGCTAGACCAATGTGTAGTCTCACCCCCGGCGGGCAGCGGGTACGCTCATGCTATCGTAGCGGGTTTCTATCATCACCTTTACCAGCCGGTTAGGTTGCCACTGCCACCGGTAACGCAGAAAACCACGTATATTGTGGCTTTGACGTTTGACCCTACGAAGGCAGAGACTACCCCCGTTGCGCTTACCGTTCATAAGAACAACCTGGATAACACCGGCGGGAAAAAGCACGTCGTTCTGGTTGAAGTAGACCGCCAACCCTCGCAGGTGCTTTCACAGGCTACGAAGCGCGGTTATGCCCAGCGTATCGCCCCTATGATTGATATGCAGGATTCGGCAACGCTACCCCCTGCTAATCAGCAAGTTTTCGGGTCTATGGCGTATGTCAATCGTGACCGGGCGCTTTACCGCGTCTCACTTAACGGGGTGAACCAAGGCGCGGCATGGTCTCACGTTCTCGGAACGAAAACGGTCAAACCCCTGTCTATGGGCGGCTGGGATATTTCTACGCAGTCACCAAACCAGTATGGTATCAACGTTACACCTACACCTGAGGGCTTCAAGGCTGAATGCTCGTTCAATTATATTCGGTCTGCATTCAGTTATAACGTTGGTGGGTCTTGGAGTGTGCTAGGCACTTTCATTCCACCTGAGTTACGCACCGTCCAGTATGCGGAGTCCATGTTTCCCGTGGTGTATCTGGTAGGTGGAAACATTCGACAGCTTGTCGCCCGTGTATCGTTTTTTGACGGTACCTTATCCCTCATAAACCCTTTTGGTGGAACCGTGGAAATGACACAGGGCGGGCAACTGAACGTACCTGCTGTTATGTGGACGGCTAATAAACTCTATACAGTAGACGCATAGGAGACGCATTTATGGCGCTAACAGTTAAAAGCTCGCTACGGTGGGGCGATTTGACAGGCAACGTTCGCGTTGTTGCCGTAACCACCCCGGCGGGTGCAAAAGTTGAAGACGTATCGAAGCTCATTACGCGCGGCGTTTTTGAAGACCTTGTGCTAAATGGTGCAGAGGGCGGCCCAGTAAAATACGCCTTGATTCCGTACCTTTACGACCATGACGGCATTTTGCGTTTGGACGGGCAGGTGTACGAAGCCACCGTGAAGCCCGGCGCGAATGAGACAGTCTCCCTTGATGACCTGCCATATTTTTACAATGCACAGCGTAACAAGGTAACCACGGGTACCTTTGCGCTTGCTACTATCGTAGCGGGCGGCGACCACAAGGCTATTACTCCCATCCCCGCACCTGCACCGCCTACCCCGCCGGTGGCTGCACCCCCCGCTGTTACCCCTTCACCTGTACCGAAAACGGCGGCGGATGAAGCGGTAGAAACGGGTATCCCCGGTGCAGACCCTACAGGCAAGGAAGACTCAACCGCCGCGATACAGGCGGCTATTGATGAAGCCGCTAAGAATATCAACGGCGGCAAGGTATACCTACCGGCGGGTATCTATAAAGTCTCTTTCCCTTTCTTGGAACTAAAGCCGCACGTGACTGTTGTAGGCGACGGTTCTAGTACCTGGATAGTCGCAACAGCTGATAAGGCCGTGACTGAGAAGACCGGCGTGTTCCATACCGGTACCTACAACACTAAGAAGACAGGCCCGAAGCTGTTCCGTTTCGGTGTTGAGAATTTGTTTATCACTTCCCGCGCGGCGGATGGGCAACACCACGAGCCCATTCCGGACGTTTGCGGTATCGTGTACAACACCTTCCTGCAGGAGAACCCCGCAGACCCCGATGCGGTACCTACCCTCAAGGACGTTGAGATTTGGGGTATGGATGAAGGCGTAGCTTTGCTCGGTTTGGATGACCAAGGCATGAAGGTGTACAACCTTCGTATTCGCCGTACCTTAGGCCCAGGTATTGTTGTGGGTAAACCTAAGAACCACCCGGAAGGTACGGGCGGCGCGGCGGATAACAAGTTTATCTGTGCAGACGTTTCTAGCGCTAACTTAGGTAAGCGCGGCGCGGCGGGTATCGAGATTTACACCTCGCAGACTAAGTTCGTTGCGTCTACCTCCTGGTATAATAAGCGTTTCCGCCCCTGGCAGGATATTTACGGCCTAGCTACACCACAGCTCAATGCTAACGGACAGTTGGCGGCGGCGCGTGTCGCTATGGGTGCTGAGATGACCGCTGGGGCAAGCCGTAATCGACAGTGGCAACACGACGGGGCGGGTTGGTATATCCGCTCTACCAAGAACATTTTCAGTGCTTGTACTGCACAGGAAAACGGCGGTCATGGATGGGTTATCGAATACTCGGACAACCAACTAGCCGGTGTTCTTGGTGAGTCTTCAAGTTACACGGGTTGCGTCCATGATGCAGCCGCCGTGAACGAAGCCGCAGACTTTTACATCTGTAACGACGCTCAACGCACTACGATTACGAACCTTCGTGCAGAGAGCGCGCGCGGCTCGAACACCGGTGCACGTTTCGGCGTGTACATCGAACCCTACGCTAATGAGGTTGCTATCACCGGCGGGGTGGCACAGAAACAGACCGCCGCCCCCGGGGTCCCCGGGCACGCGTTTCGGCGGTGTCCCCCC